GAATTGTCAATGGCAAATTCTTTTTGGGACACGACAATCCCACATACGAAATTGCGCCACAATATCTATACAAAGAAGGTCTATGGATTCACGCAAAAAACTGGGAAGCACTAGAATGGCTCTCAGACACACAATTGCATTATTTTTGGCACGAAGAAGATTCGTACACATTAACTAGTTATGGCGTAGTATGGGCATACCCAAATAAACCTCTTATGGCAAGAAGCGTTTGTGTTATGCCAGAAAAACAAGGAATCAGCTTGGATTACGCATTTAAATTGCCAATTTATGGCATATGCTCTGATTACGTAGGTGCTATTGACTATTTCAGAAAAAGATAGTATACTACTAAATAAATGATCCGCTAAAGAATAGTGGGTCTATAAAGAAAGGAAAAATATGAAAGCACTCATAACGGCTGTAGTATTTCTATTGGCTTTATTTTCAACACATACGATGGCAACTACTTTGCCAACGCTAAAGGAAATATCAGAAGCATCATCAGCACCAAAAAACTCTAGCAAATCAGACCTGTACTGGATGGCAATGAACATCTATTACGAAGCAGGTAGCGAACCTTTAATCGGTAAAATAGCAGTAGGTGCAGTCACACTTAACAGATTGCGTGACAGCAGATTCCCAAAAAATATTCGTGATGTTGTCACGGAACCACAGCAATTTTCTTGGTACAATACCAAGATTGCAAACACACCACCTTCAGATAATAAACGCTGGAGAGAGTCTTATGAAGTGGCAAAGATGCTATTGACAAAGACTGTTGGAAATGATATAATTAAACTCTTAGAGGGCGCAACGCACTTTCATGCAGTTAGTGTCAAACCAGCATGGGCGGCACGAAAGACAAAAGTTGCGACTATTGAGGGACATGTTTTTTATAGAATGTAAAAGGAACTTTGATATGAATATTATGAAAAAGAAAATTGAAATTAAAACTTATCAACGTAAAGGCGGTTATCCTCCAGGCTACTATGCTTCGGAAGCTGAAATCGTTAATCCTAAGTTTCGTTCTGCTAAACCAGCAGTCACTCTAAATCAATTTGGGCATTTCAAAAATGGTCGAATTACATCGGTGCGATTCTATGAATCTTAAAATTCTGACTCAGAAAGAATTTGAATCAGAAATTAAGAAGATTCAAAAAGACAAGTATCCAATCACAATGATTGATGCTATCTTAGAATATTGCACAGACAGAAATGTTGAAGTTGAGACTGCGGCTTCTTTAATTACACCTCGCATGAAATCCGCTATTGAAGGCGAAGCAATGAAGTTAAAGATGATTGCGCCGAAAGCTAGATTACCTATTGAGGTTGAAGACTGATGAAGATGGATGCTATAGACGCATACAAAGTTTATTTGGGAGTTAAGAATCACTTCACGCAAGAAAGCTACGATTGGTTCAAGTACAACAAGAAAGTCAACGTCACATACGATTCTTTTTTGAAACGCAAAGACAAAATCTTTTTTGCTAAACTAGGCAATCGTAAAGATGCGTACTTGGAAGAATTTTTAGTTTCTAACTTTTTACACGATACGAAAATTTGGGTTGGCGAACTTCTATCTGAAGAATGTGAAGAACGCTACAAAGAATGGAAACGTAGACAAGAATCTCTGACGTATGTATTTAAGAACGAGATGGATTTTATCTCTGGTTGGAAGCCAGAAGAACTGAATGAATTTTTTAACGCTAAAGGTGGTGACCATCCACCAATTATCAAAAAATATTTAAGAGGAGAAATCAGTCTTGAGACACTAGCAATATTGAATTCACTATTGCATTTCGTCAAAAGATATGATACAATGATACATGATCCAATCTACAAAGAGGTAAGCAAACTATGCAAAAAGTACCAGCCCTTTTTAAAGTACGATACGGCACGGATGAAAAAGTCACTCAGAGAGTTAGTAGTGACGTAGTGGCAGTAATGCGTAAACCAAGCAAGGTTTGCCGTTTATTGACACAAACAGAGAATTATGATAGACTATATACTATAGTAGATTATGATAAAAGTGGACAAGCTAAACATACATTTAATACTTAACATACGAGGAATATACTAATATGGCATCAACATCATTTGCAGATTTGAAAAAGTCACGCACCAAAGATTTGGAAAAACTCACAGACGCAGTTTCCAAACTCACCAATAAAGAAGAAGGTAAGAAGTCTTATGAAGACACCCGATTCTGGAAACCCACAGTAGACAAAGCAGGTAACGGATTCGCAACGATTCGTTTTCTTCCCGCACCCGCAGGCGAAGATGTACCTTGGGTTCAAGTATTCAATCACTCATTCCAAGGTCCTGGTGGATGGTACATTGAAAATTCGTTGACTACACTCAACAAGAAAGACCCTGTGTCTGAACACAATAGCATCCTTTGGAACTCTGGTTCTGATGCTAACAAAGATATTGCACGTAAGCAAAAGCGCAAGTTGCAGTATATCGCAAACATCTATATTGTCAAGGACCCTGCAAATCCTGACAATGACGGAACAGTCAAATTGTTCAAATTCGGTAAGAAGATTTTCGACAAGTTGAATGACTTGATGAATCCTGAGTTTGAAGATGAAACACCCGTCAACCCATTCGACCTTTGGGAAGGTGCGAACTTCAAGTTGAAGATTCGTAAAGTTGAAGGTTATCAGAACTATGATAAGTCTGAGTTTGAATCACCAGCACCTTTGTCGCAAGATGAAGATGACTTGGAACGCATTTGGAAACAAGAACACAGCTTGTCTGAATTCTTGAGTGAGAAAAACTTCAAGTCTTATGATGAGTTGAAAGCACGTTTGAACAAAGTGCTTGGACTTGACGATGGTTCTGCTGGAGACAATTTCTACTCCACTAAACCTAACGTACCAGTAACAGCTTCAGCTAAACCTGAAACAGCACCTGTTAAGAAAACTACAGTTGCAGACTCAGTTGATGATGATGAAGATTTGAGTTATTTTGAGAAACTAGCTGAAGACTAATCTTTCGTAATCTCTCCTTTGTGACTTTGGGGAAGCAGTAAAATGCTTCCCCTTTTTTATACTACTTGTGAAGTTGAGCCTCTAACAACATCAACAACAGTACTAAGACTATTATAATAGTTTGTAACAGCAGAGTTATCGACTGTAGGTCCTTTAACTGTTGTTACATTGGTTGTGTTTCCGCCACCAGATGAACTACTTGCTGGTGTTTCTATCAATACGTTTGCTGGTCTGCTACCACCAGCCACAGTAGAACTAACAAAATCATCAACGCTTAGACCGGATGATGTTCCTTCAATGTCATAGACAGGTCTTCCAGTACGATCAATTAGCAATGCGCCAGGGAATTTATTCTCAATATATTTACCATCTTTCATACTATAGACCATCGGAACACCACCAGTAGTAGCCTCCTTGGTCATATTATTCTCATAATCATATTCTGCGGCTGTTCCCTCTGTCAAATATGCCTTCTTGGCTGCCGCAGTACTGATTAACTCCGCAATACGATTCGACTCTGCAACATTATTTGCATATAATCCTTTTTCCACAGAAGTATCAAGTGCGTATTTGCCTTTTACTAAATCGGGAATAAGGCCACGACTAATTTCATCTAATGAGTATGAGCCTAAAGCATTGGCTGCCTTATCCAATTTTTCTAAATTTTCATCTTTTGCGATTTTCTTAAATTCATCTCTAACCCAATGAATAATGTCTCTTGCGAGTGTATTCAGATTTGTGCTTTCGGTTGGTGCTTCCCAAGACAACACTTCAGTTGCACTATCAGACTGAAGAGATGTGAGGCTTGGAGCACCTTTACCAACAAGCATTGATATTTTATCAAACTGAACTTTCATGTAAATGAAGTCATATGGAGATGCAATCTTAGTAACTTGTTCTGAAGATTTAGTTGCATTGAATGCTACTCTCAGTAATCCATATGCAATTGTTTTATATGCATCAGGAACAGCATGATATTCAGTTGTCTCATACGTAGTCGTAATTGCATTAACATTATTATTTCCTGTTACGTATATTGCGGCATGAAACTTAGGCTCTTTTGGTGGGGGAGAAGAACCTCCACCTCCATAGATAGAGTCCACAATCATATACACGGCAACAGCGGCTAGCACATATGGGGCAGCCGCCGCTAGAGATGCGCCAATACCAGATGATGCACCTGCGACAGCGGCACCCTCTGCGGCTACAGCGGCACCAGTAGCGGCAGTACCGCCGGCTGCGGCGGCAGTAGTACCTGCGGCCGCTGTGCCACCACCAAACATGGATAAACCGGTAGCCGCACCGGGCGCAAGTGGACCCACAAAGGTAGCAGGTGTGAAACCTGCCAATCCAAGTTGTGCGCCACTAATGAAGTTTCCAGCAAGAGCGAGTGGCGTGGCACCAAATAGTGCCGTTGATGCCATACCGATGCCCTTATTGATTGCAAAACTCTTCAATAATGATCCGCCAATAGCAGTTACATAATCCATCGTTGATGGTTTTTGTTGTGTCGCTCTTGATCTAGCTACTCCATTAATTGCTACAGAACCACTACCCGAAGATACACTTCTACTACCGCCACCACTTCCGTATAAGCCACCTAGTCCGGTATCAAATGCAAGTCCAGTTCCAGATGCTGACCCTCTTCCAGAAAGCACTCTGAGAGAACCGTCAATACTTGTTAACAAATCTGTTTGATCGCCCAACGCAGACAATTGTTTGTCTGTACCCATAGCCGCAGACAATGCTTTTGTTGCAGTTGGGTTTGCAAGAGGAATAATAGCTTCAGCACCAGCTTCACCAAAAACACCAGGAGTTGCTTTAGTTACGACACCACCATCAGCAAATCCAAAGAAACTTGTGATAGCAGGTAATGCGGTGTCCATAATCCAACCGCCTGCTTTTTCAACTACGCCCGAAAGTACTCCTGTAGCATCGCCTTTACCAAATAGCAAATCAACGCCGTAATTCAATCCTTTTTGAATTGCGAAGTTTGCGACCATCTGTGCATATGGATTCTTAATTCCTTTAGTCAACTCTTGACCCAACATGTTCTTACCCATGTCAAATGCAAAGTTTCCTATTTCTTTCATCGGATCACTACCGACTACTTTTCCATCTTTATATACATTCGAATCAAATAACTGACCCGATCTTCTATTAATAGGATTTCCATCTTTATCTAGAATTTGTGTTCCGCCACCAGAAGCCTTACCACCAACTTGATCTAGCTTTGCAATAACTCTATCAGTATCTACTCTGTCTGTGCTAGTCTTAGCTTCATTCAATGCTTTATCATATGCGGCCTGTGCGGCAGCCATTTCTGCTTCATTGGCCGCTTGCTTAGTTGCAATATCAAATTGACGTTTTGCATCTTCTTCTGCTAACTTACGCTGTTGTTCTAGTTGTCTATTCTGTGCTTCAGCTTGCGCTCTAAGCAATGTATTTTGTTCAGCAATTAACTTAGCACCACCAGCGGCTTGTTGTTGATTCGTCAATCCGAATGCTTGCGCTCTTGATATTTCTTGTCCCGGTCTAGCATTTAATATTTGATTAAACGCACCAGAATTAATTTGATACGTACCACCAACACCAGCGGTTGTTTGATATGGGGCTCCAGGCATACCATAATTGTTCAAGCCAGGACCGAACATTGAAGTTTGACTTATGCGATTTCCGTAGTCTACTCCAGCCGCTCTAATATCTGCTTGAGTAGCAGGCGCACCTGTGTCAGCATACACATACTGCTTAGTTCTAGGATCAAACAGTACAGATTTATTTCTATCATCTGCACCCATCATTTTTGCAAATGGTTGAGTTGCTCTTTCACCTAATGCACTTGCAAAGTATGAGATGCCTTCCATAGGATTAGCAAAACCATACTTAGCGAAAAGAGTCTCTGGACCTAATGCAATACCACTAGCTTTACCACCGGATGCACCGAATAGTAATTGTTCAAACGCTAACTTTTTATTTCCTGCGGCGTAGTTCCCAAGAACTTGCCCCATGATACCTTGGGTTTCTCTTGCATCTAAACCACCAATGCCTTGAAAAATTGCTTTTCCAGCCATTCTAGAACCAACTTCTAGATATCCTCGTGCAAGATTATCAAAGAGTGGCGCAAACATTGGACCATACTGTTTACCTAACAGTTTAGTTGTAGCACTACTAATTATATTGCTTGTTCCAAAAATCTTTTGTAGTTGCTGGCCACGATACATATCGTCTTGGCTTGCTTGACTAAACGCTACACCAAAACCTTTAGGAAATAAACCTTTTGTTATTGCTTGAGTGAATGCTGTAGTTGCAGTACTTCTAAACTGCTGTAAAAACGTTTTATTTGTTTGTGCAATAATGTCGCTATTAGAACGAAACAGCGGTTTAAATGATTTTGTGTTTATTGCAGTACCATACGCAGATGCTTTACTAGGTAAAATAGAACCATTTGTTGTATTGATACCTTGTGCTTTTGCGATTCTTGCATTTTGTTCAAACGCTTTTTTGTCGTGAACAGGCACAGGTGCATTGCTTTTAATTTCAGTTCCACTACCACCAAGATTAAATCCAGGACCAGCGGCCAGTTTTACTCCAGGTCCATATTGATTTTTATTAAATGGTCTAGAAAATGCGGCTAAAATTTGACTATAAGCCGAACTAGATGTTTTATCATCACCAGTTTTAGGTTTAAAATCTGACGGCATACCATCTGGCGTTTTTGGAAGATTTTTGTAATAGTCTTCGACAGCAGACACGCCTTTGATATCTAGTTGATTTCCAGAACGATATCCTTCAACTTTAAATTGCTTTTTAAATCCACCAACGGTTGCGGGGTTAGGTACAACAGGAGTATTGCCCGTACTAGGTACTGTATTTTTATTTCCTGTTGCTGGCGCTGGTCCACCACCAATCTTCTTAGACATAATTGCATAGACTTCAGCTAATGTGCGAGGTCTAGGAGGAACATCTTTTGTATAGAAGATTTCTTGATTGGCCTTTGCTTGTTCTGGACCAACAAAACTAATTGCTAGTGCATTAGGATTTTGTTGAAATGCTTGTAGAAATCTAATTGCACCGCTATCGGTAGCACCCAAGCCCAAGAAGTGTGCCATGTAAAGGTCAGTTTGTGTAGGATCACGCCCTAGACTTTTTCTTAATCCTAATGCATTTTGTTCTGTAAAAAATTCTGCAACTTTTTTTGCTTTGGCTGGATCAAATCTATTTTTCTCATCTGCATAATCGGCTCTTGATATTAAGCCTCGGGCAGCCATTTTTTCGACTGTGCCACTCCACGTGCCTTTTGTGAATTGATATAGACCAGCCGCAGTTTGACCGGGTAAAGGATTTCTAGCATTAGGATCGTTACTTGATTCTGCTCTTGCTAAATTGTCAAGATAATTACTTTCTGTGACTACCTTTGCTGTGCCGTCTTTATTTGCGACACTCGGTTTCATCGTCTTTACCTGCTCATCTACTTTTCTTTTCTCGGCCATTATCTGTTGATATTTTGCCGATTGACCAGCACCTGTCGCCGATGGTTTATATTCTTTTTTGGCGGCTTCGTCTAGTGCCGCCTGACGCTTAACTAAATTATCATATTCAGTTTTA